TTTTTAGGCAAGTAATCTTTAAGACTAAACAAACCATTTGCCTCAAGAGCAGCGGCTTCTTTATCATCTAATGGACGACTACGACGTGACCATTTGCTAGTGCTATAGTCAGCGTATCCGCCTTTGCTAGTTTTAATCAACTTAAAGTCGACGCCATTAACCGCATCAGTAGGCAAGTCATCCATTTCAGGATCAAGTAACGCACCACGGATAAGTTGGAAAATTTGAGGACCAATAATAAATCTACGAATTGGATTTTCTGATTTCTCAGTTTCCTTTAATCCATCTTCAACAACGAAGCCTTGGAAAATATAACTACGTTTTTTCCAATACTTACGACCTTGATCTTCAAGACTAGGATCTTTGAACCAGCCTCTTACTTCTGCGAGAATTGGACAAGTTTCGCCATACATTTCCATACACGGAACGTTTACTGTTACTTGTTTACTTTCTGCTTGACCTTTGATTCCAGCGAATGGAAGTTTGATCATCGCACGTTCTACCCAAAAGAATGTGTTATCTGCATTGCCATCTGGAAGGAAGCGTACTGTGGATTCGGAACCTTCTTTTAAGTTCCAGAACGGATAGATTGAATTATCTCCGCCTTTTGATTCGCCGCTGCTGCGGGTTTCTTGCTCTTTAAGTTTCGCACGAATTTCTGCTAATGTAGCCATGATTATCTCCTATTTTTAGCCTATATTTGCCTTTAGTTTGTTCTAGTACCTACTAAAACAAAAAACGCATACGTTGTATTGTATGCGCTTTTATTTAGTCTTACAAGAGAAATAACAGTTTTTTTTCGACTTTTTTTGCCGTTTACTTGACACCAGCCAATTTTTTGAGTTTATCTAAGTAACTAGGACTTTGATATTGACCTGCTTGCCCGCCTACTGGTTGACCTGCTTGCCCTGGTGTAGTTGGTTTTTTCCCTTGCGTTGGTTGAGCTCCTTGACCTGGTGTGGTTGGTTCTGGACGACGTTTCCCGCCTGTTAATGCCCCATAGGTCAAATCAAGTAAATCTCTTCCATCATCTTGCTCTTCACCAATACCGGACAATTCTCGAATACGCTGTACTTCTGATTGTCCTATTAATTCGTTCATAGTGTCTTTGGCTTTTTCTACAGCTTCTTCCCCAAATTTCTTTTCAACACTAATCAGTACACCAGTTGGTCCTTTTGGAGTATTACCTTCTTCGTCGAACATACTGCGAACAAATTCTACAACTTCGTCACCGCTGTCTTCATAACCGGCCTGATCAAAAAATTCATTTATATCTAATCCAACACGTTTGATAGCATCTGATAATGTTACTTCCTCGCCGAATAAAGTAAATGTATCTTCTGCTGTCATTCCTGCTGATTTTGCTTTTTCGATCACTCGCTTAATGTTTTCTTCCATCGCTACTCCAGGCGACATCGGCATACTAGGTGCTGCTGCCGGTGCTGCTGGTGCTGCTGGCTCAGCGGGTGTTTCAGGAGCCTCAGGTGCTGCTGGCTCTGCTGGCTCTTCGTTACCTTCTGGAAAATTAATTTTTCCTAAAACATCTGTGCCATTTTCTTCATCTTTAATCTTGATATAATCTTTAAGAATAGGACGAATATCGCTTTCAGGACTTACATCTGATAATTCTTTAAAAATATCAAATAATTCGTCATCGTCTATTATATCCTGCAGGCTACCTTTAGCATTACTTCCGTCAGGTCCTACTGGAAACTCTTGACTGACTAATCCGTTCAATTTTTGAATTGCTTCTGCTTGTTGGTCTTCGTCACTGCTGAAAATATCTATTCCTTCACCAACTAATTTATTTAAATAACTTTCAAAATCAATAAGTTCATCTATCTCATCTTGAATCTGTTCTGTGGTATTACCAATCTGTATGCCTGGTATATCTTCAGGGTTAAGTACTTTAATTGGTAAATTATTTTCACCTACTAACTTATAGATATAAGGAAATACATTCTTCAATTCTTCGTTGAAGCTTCTGATAGTTAATCTATCAACCCAGTCATTAATGATTTCTTCTGGAATTTCTTCGTTAGCTTTGCCTGTAAATGATTCAGCAAACTGTTCGTAGTAAGCACTTTTTTGCAAACTAGTGATTTCTTTTTTAACTTCTTGAATTCTTTCTAACACTCTATTGTTAATTTCACCCATAGCTTCTGATACCATAGGATTTCTTTCTACATATCCTTTAAACATTCTGAGTTTATTCATTTCTTCACTCAGGCTAATAATATGTGTACCAATGTCATCATAACTAGTGCCGCCATGCGATACATGTTGAGCTAGTGCACGAGCACCATTTAAATGTTTGTACGGATAACGAAAACGTTCTCCTTGAGCATTTTCAATAAAAATACTCTCAATGTGCATAGTTCTACCAGCAGGCAAATTAAGATTTACAGGCTGTGTGTGCTTGATAATAATCTTTGTTTCGCCTAAATCTTGGTAACTGGTTTTACTAGTGCCGCTTAACTTACTCTCAGTCATTTGCGTTTCTCCGTCTCGTTTTTCTAATTGATTTAAATTGATATCTCTTATTTGATAGTTTAGCATTTTTTGTTTGGCAAATTCTCTAAGTTCTCTTATAAAATTGAACCATAGTTTTCGCACCCGATCAGGTTGTGTTGACACTATGTCGTTACTGAACAGCACTACCATACCGTCTTCATCTGATATGCTAACTTCTATTGATCCTAGATCTAATCGATTCTTCTTAAAATCAAATTTGAAGGTTCTTGCTAAAGCAGGTTCGTCCGTAGGGTCGTTTTTCTCGTCCTCTAGTTCGATACTAGGAAATTGAGTCCTAATTTTAGCAAAAAGTTCTTTAGCAATTAAGTTTAGATTGATATCCATACTGATATTTATCCTATGCTAGACGAAATGAAAATAGGCATAGGAAGTTCAAAGTCCTCGTTAGAAATGTTTTCGTTACTGCTAAAGTTATCAAATACTCTAGAATCCCAGTCTGCTAACACTTGACTTATTCTGATAATAAGCAAGCAGGCGCTGACTAAATCGTCCTGTTCCCCTTCTTTGGCTTTAAATGTAATACCTTTAGCTATAAAAGCCTTAAGTTCTGATATCAAAGGTTTACTATTAATTGTCATCTTTCCCGATTCTATAAGATACTTTAATCTAGCACTAGCAGCTATTTTTGTGTTATGGGTGGTATTAAACCCTTTACGAAACTTACGAATATGCCCTTTTCTAATCGGTTCACTTATGAACAGTCCAGGAAAGTTTTCTTCTCCTATGTCCCGTATACAAATGAGAGCAGCTTCACCTACAGTGTTATTTTCAACACTCCAGTATATATTTCTGCCATTTTCTTCCCCTACTTCGTCGATAATATATTTTAAAATTTCTTTCAACACTCGAACTTGGCCCTGGATGGGTGTTAAATTGTGCTGCCACTCTGCTACCTGTGTAAAACTAGGTAATTCGAATACTTGAATTCCTGCGCTGTTTCCTCCAGTTCCTAAACTTGGATCTAGGGAAATAGCATAGATAGATTCGGAATTGGGTTTTTTATACCAGCGGGTCTGTCCCATATTCATTATAGGAGTTTTTCCTTCCATGGTTGCTAGACACATACTGCTAACTAACGTCTCGTCATAAATTAAAAATTCACAATTATATTCTCGGCGGAAGCGTTCTTCACCGATACGACTACGTTCTTGTACAGCCCAAGCATCATTCCGATCTGGATGTTCGTCCCATTTACAAGTGAATGGAAAGAAACCGTTAACACCTACGTCTTGCTCATTACCGAACTCATCGAACTTTTTATTTGCTTCTTTCCAAATAGTAGCAAATGTGTCTTCGTCACTGTTCGGAGTACTAGTGATAATTGCCTTACCACCAGTTGCCAGTGTAGGAGAAATTGAAGTCCAAAATTCGTCGGCAATATTAGGAGGGACAAAAGCAAACTCGTCGCAGTATAATAATGATATACTCATACCACGACCAGTATTACCAGTTGTAGTGGTTGATATTATACGACTGCCATTGTCAAATTCTATACTACCTTTATTATAATTAATAACACCACTACGAATATAGTCTGGGCATAGTTCGTAGGCATACCGTACACGCTGCATAATTTCCTGTGAGCCTGTATATTTGTGTGCTGATATTAATATGGTCTGATCTGGATGGAACATAGCATACCATAACAGATATCCCGCGGCACAGGTTGTCTTGCCCATCTGTCGAGGAAGCATATTGATATTAAATCTGTGTCCATGATAAGCATCTAATAACTTTGTTTGATATTCAAAAGGTTCAAACAGCATCTTTCCTTTTACAGGATGCTGAATATAAAAGAAATTACCACAGAAATAATGATAGCCAACTTCATCGTTGGCACACGTTAACAAATCTTGAATTTGTTTTTCTGTGAACGTTTCCCTGGTGTGTGCTTTTTTAGTTAAAACACCGTCTAAACTCTTACTTGCCATAATATTATTTACAATAAAAAACCGGGCAACATGCCCGGTTTTGAGTGCCTGTTTACACTATTACTTCTCTCTTACTTCTTTATATAGTCTATCTAATCTACTTACAATGTTTTCTAGAGCCATTGGATTATCTCCTCCTGACACAGCTGGATAAGATCCTTTAGGGCGATGTATATCATTGCCTGTGTCGCTAGGAAATGCGCCTGCTGTCTTTACTTGTGGATCAGGACTATTATCCCAGTCGTCTCCTATTATAGGATCTTTTTTAAGCATTAGCGCAGGACCGCCAATTTTCATATCTAAGCCGTCGTCATGATCACCGTGGTGTTCATCATCTTGTTCTAAATTACGAAGAATATCCATTAAATCACGGATGCCGCCGCTGCCAGAACCATTCATACTTAAATTCATACTTACACTATCTTGTTGTTTGTTCATACCCATCATTCCATTTGGCATACTGCTCATGCCTGGCATTCCACATTCGTCCATCTCTTGCTGTACTTCTGTAGCTAGTTGATCTAAGCTTTCACTTGTGTCTTCATCATCCTTGCCTGTAGCTTTTTTAATTGCTTTATCTCTTGAACCCATGTACTCATCTTTACCAGATTCGACTTCGCCATCGCCGTCATAATCTTTAGATGCTTTATCTGATTCTTGAACTGGCTGATCCAGTTCTCTCATTTTTTGAAATAATTCGTTGAAATTCATTTTGTTGTTCCTTTCCTTGGATTTGGATTACCTGATAGACCTTTTAGTACACTCTTAGCAGGTCCAGCTTTACTTGAAGCTGAGGCTTTTTCTTTCGGCGGTGCCTTAGCCAAGATCTTTTCGTTGACACCTTTATACTGTGTAGGCTGATACTCTTTACTAACTTTTGCTAGTTCTTTTAAAAAACTAGTTACATGCTTATCACCTACTAAATTTTGATTATTTTCTTTTGTGTAATCTTGATTTAACAAAGCCCCTGTATCACCATCTATTAAATTCTTAGCATTAATTTCTGATTCTTCTTCTTCTTTAAGACTACGCACACGGATACAACAAAGATCTACACCTGTGTGTTCTGCTACATACGAAGTAAGCACTTGACTGGTAGTAGGATAATCTAAATCGATGTCAAATACTGTTATCTGCATGTTTTCCAAAGTAGGAAAATCTACTAATTTTGATTGTATTGGAGTGGTTTTACCTTTGTTAAAAGATGCTACTTGATATTTCTGGAGAGCTGCTTTAGCAGTGTCTTCAAAATGCTCAGGTAGTTCGCCCGCCACTTTAATTTTAAAAGAGTATTTTTTCTCTTCTACGCTTTCTGTTAAGTAATCTTTAAATGATTTCATGTGTCAATCCCGATATTATATTTATTTCATATTCTTAAGTTTTTCAATTAGACTATTGCGATCTGTTATAATAACACCGTTACCAGTGATATCTGTGGTATCATCGGTCTTGACATCTTGGTCTAATTTTTGCTTCTTAAGCTGTAGCTCTACCATTTTGAGCTTTTTATCAATCTTAGCTGCCTTAGCGTCAATAGCATTTTTAAGCATGGTTCCTGCTACTTCAAACACTCGTCCACTATAACGTGCTTCGACATTCATGCCTAAATCCATGAGATCATCAAACGCATCAGTAGCACGTTGGGCCAGCTCATCGAATTCTTTGTCGCTGATATCGCCTAATCCTTTTACTTGCGGCAGGGCTGACGCTATTTTATCAAATTCTGAAATATCTCTAAGTAATGGCTGTACTGCTTCTTCAGCTTTGGACATTTCTTCTTTTTTAATAAGCTTCTTGCTTTCAGGTAAATTTAGGATTTCTTCTAACTTTTTCATACTGTTACTTATCCTAGACGGCCGTTAACGAATAAATCATTTTCAGTCAACACTCTAAATTTTATACCTTGTTTGCTACACCAACTCTGGGCTGCTCTCCATTTGACTTGATTCTTAGCCCACTGTAATTGATTGTTACGATTTTTGCCAGCTTTTTCTAATAGTGTTTGACTTTGAGGTTTAACTTCGATTAATTCTACCTGCATGATGCCATTTTTATCTGCGTACTGAATAAAGAAGTCTGGTACATAGACAGTGTTTCTTCCAGTAAATGGATCTTTGTAAGGTATCTTTATTGCTTCGCTGGCCCATTTAAGAATTCTAGGATCTTTATCGCAGAAATTCATAAACTTCCATTCCCAGCTACTACGATAGGTTGGTTGATGATTGCCAACGTATTTTCCAGCATTTGTTAGCATGAACTTTCCGTTGGCAAATTTGCTCATTGCGCTATATTACGACTTTCGAAAGTATCTTCTAAAATTTGAATTTTGTAACCTAGCGTAGAAGTTTTTTCTCTTGATATATTCATTATCTGCGTTACTACTTCACTTAACTGTGTTTCGTCGAGCTTTTTTAATGTGTCTAAAACTACAAAAGGATTGATATCATCGATTCTGCTCTGAGTAAGTATCACAATTGCTGTGGTTCTAGCAGACTGTTCTTGAAATCCTCTCTTTAAAAAGAATCCAACAGCAGCATCTATTACAGCGGCAGGAAAAGTGATTTCATGAGTAAAAAATTTATCAAAAAAACTTTTTACTTCTTCGGCACTATCAGTAGATTCTGATGGTGGCAAGTTTGTAACAATACTCATATATTATCTACCTGTAAGATTTCTAGAAGATGCTGTGGTAGAGCCGCTTCCTGTATTAGCAACAGGAAACGATGTGCCTACGATACCACTTATTCCTTGATTGGCAACTTTGCCTAAAGAAGCACTTGTGATGCCAAGCAGTTCTGCTTTTACACCAGTTTTAGATAACTGGCCAGCATTGCTGTATGTATTATTAGCGAGAATAGCTGTACCTAAAATATTTCCTAGTGTAGCTTCTTGAGGATTCTGTAGCATATTCACTACATTTCCAAAGACTTGGTCAGCGCCAGCCAATACGCCGCCTTCGCCTAATAATGACTTTGTTCCTCCGCCTGCTAGTGTTAATGGACTAGGTATAGTATCATAATGTTCAAGTCCGAACCCTGACGGATTATTTCTGCCAACTCGTCCAGTTTCATAATATACTGCTTCGTAGGCTAAGGTCATACTTTGTTCACTAGGACTAGTGCCCGAATAGTCTAGACTGTCATGAGACCAAGTTGTGATTAATGGATTTACTAAAGTATAGCTATTCCAGTATTTTTTAGCCATTTGATAAATGGTTATTTTATTAAAAAAAGGATATGAACTATTATTGTCAAATCCATATGGTGTTCTTATCTGTGACGAATTCAGCATGGCTGTTCTATTATACGCTCCTGGCAATTTAGCACTAATAGAGTCAGCATAGTAGTAGGCATAATAGTTTTCCCACATGGTCCTTACTATACCTAGATTGTCGTCGTGAAACTTTATTGAAACAGGTTGATAATCTACTTTTGTTTGTACGACTTTTTTTCTATTATATTGATTAATTGTTTCAGTCGAAACAGCAAATTTAGGTAATTCAGCTGATTTTACCAGCATGTTAATTTCATTTCTGTGTCTATCAGATAGATTTTGACTTTTTAGAGCATTAGTATTGATACTAAAGATACAATGAAATTGAAACTTTTGCTTAGGAGCTAACCTTAAATTGTCGTCAACAAATAGTCTAGCAGCATGGCGAAAATCGCCTAAGATACCTTTAGGATTTGTTAATCCGCTTACAAATTGTCCGAAGTCTTTTGCCATAAAAATATTTATCAGAATTCATTAACTATGTAGTTAATAAAAACCCATAAAAAAAGCAGCGTTTCCGCTGCCTTTTTATTATGTAGCTAACGTGCCTAAAGCTCGTCCTGCTGTAGCAAATATTGGACTACCTTCTCCTGCTGGTACAAGGATACAGTTGTCTGCTTGAATGCTTAGATCGATCGTCTGTGGTGCTGCTTCAGAATAACTTAATGAGTTATAGTTAGCAGTTACAATAAAGCATCCGTAACATTCCCATCGCTCTAAACGTCGTACAGCAGTACCATTACCGCCATCTAACATTTCAACACTCATAGTAAATTTGTAATCACTTGAACTAGCAGCAGAACTTTGCTCTAAGAAGTCGAATTGTTTCTGTATCTGTTCGCCAACACGTTTACTGACTTCACCTGTAACGTCGTCACGCAATACAACAGCCATTGGTGCCCAAGTATGTTTGCCAGCATAGTTAATTTTACTATTATAAACTTCAATAGTTTGCGGAGCAAAACTGACACTTGGTCTTGCAGCAGTTTGAACTTGTTTGGTTAATTCTGAGTTAGACCCAGTGGCGCCAAAGCCTTCAAAAAATATTCTATAACGATATTTTAGTTTAGGCATCAATGTGCCTTGGGTTTCCCCGCCAGCTAACGGGACTGTAAATCTATTTAATGATGTAATTGCCATTTTATTTTTCCTTTATTAACCTAACGCTGCTATTTCGCCAGTATTCTTTAAGCGAAGTGGAATATATATAAACTCAACCGCTTTAACTGGCTCAATTGCTATGTCAACATACAGCTCGTTACGATCAATTCTACTTGGAGTATTATTACTTTCATCACACACCACCAAGAAGTCATATATAGCACGTTGACCTACTAATTCTAACAATAGACTGTCTACCGCTAATTTAATTTCATCGCGTGTAAGTTTATCGTTAGGTTCAAAAATATACGGTTTAGCCAACTTGTTTAATTGACTACGCAGATATATTACTAAGCGAGCAACATTGATACGATCTAGTGCGCTGGCCCCTTTAGCACGAGTTTTCTGTCCATAGTTAACTAATCCTGTACCTGTTAAGAATGTAATAGGATTAATTTTTTGTTCGTACAATGTGTCGCGCTGACCTACATTTAATGCCACTGATTTAAATTCGCCTTCTTGACTATCAACATAGCCTACCGCAGTAGCATTAGTAATACCGCCTCTACGAATACCAGCCGGGGCGAACCAAGGATAAGCAACTTGGTCGTTTAAGGCAATAGTTCTTAGTATCATATGACTTGGTGGAACAACTATATTGTTACCGAAATTATCGCTGGTAAAACCTGATGGATAAAACATTGCCATATATTCATCAAAGCTTACTGCTCCAAGATCGTTATCTTCAAATGCTAAGTTTTGATTACTACCCCATGCTAACAATGAAGTTGCATCTGGAGTTAATCTAGCAGGACTATCACCTATAACTAATGCTGTTAATCCTCTGTCATAATTTAGACTGATCATTTCGCCTATTAGCTCTGGATAACCTGGGCAAGCAATTAAGTTAAAGATTCTGCTTTCATCATCTCTGATATCTTGATTAGCATTAACTGTAGCTTGAAGAGCTTTTACAACCACCGATCTTTGTGCTTTACGTCCAAAACTACCAGACCCATCACCTTGATTTGGACTTGTGGTTACCCAACGATGTGGATAGTACGCTTCCATTGCCTCGCCATTAAATCTTGTATTATCAGCAGCGATGTCTATATAATTTCTTTCAAACCGTTTTACATTAAATCCACTTCTACGTAGATTCCATAGTAGCATACCACGAGGATATAGTGCTGGATCTGGAGAATCTGGATCTAAATAATTACTCTCAAGTAAATCTAGAATAGCACCGGCTGCATCACTGTTAGCACCTGCTGTATTGTAACGAGCATCAGCAAACAGAACACCGTCTTCTGTACTTTGATCTGATTTATCTAATAATTCCCACCTCTTAACTACTGGAGCAGTTAACTCGTTATTAAATCGATATATCTGTGGAAAATTTTCAATGTCATCAGTACTGATCCATAAGTCGCCAGTTACTAGAGCACTACCATCACTTTGTGTTTCTGGTGCTGTTGCTCCTACAATTGGACCATTTAAGTCGGTACCATTAACATAGTAAGGAGCAGTAGCTGACCGATACCCTACCCAATCACTACCATCGTGAATCATAATATCAATTTCGTCAATGACGCTACTGTACCATAATCGTCCGGAATCTGTTAAACTACCTGGAGCATCTCCATTAGACACGTAAACCAGAGGATGCCATAAACTAGCTACAAAATTATGTAGCACATCGCCAGCAGGAGCAGCAGATAAATTAGCTGTTCCTGAACCAAAAGTAACATTACTAGGCTCGAAGTCATAAGAAGCGAATCCTAAGTCTACTAACGGACTGTTTGTACCTTCTGTTAATCTGAAATCGCCTCCTCTAGTATGAGTAATTACTAAACGATTCTGACTATCAATACTAGCTACAATGTTAGTAAATCCGGCTGCGTTAATTGCGTTAGCTACTACTTCTGCGTTGTCGCTAGCTGCTCCAGATCCTTGAAAACTAATTGTTTTAAAACTATAAGTACCAGTTTCATTGTAATCACCTAGTACACTAGTTCCTACTAAACTTTCAGCAATTCTAAATGTATAACTTGTAGCATTTGTAAATGTACTAGCAATAATTTTTGTACTTACAATCGAACATTCTCCTGCTGCCGCTCTTCTAAATATTTTAAAATTACCTAACATCGGAGTAGCATCGGTACCACTATCTTCTGTATAGTTGGCCTGAACATATAATGCTCCAGTGCTTAAATTTATTCCGCCGCCTGCTTTGTCTATGTTATAAATTGCTTCATGGCCGTTTAGATAAATTGGAGCGTCTACTGCTACCCATGCTGCCGTTGCGCTGTTCCAACGTTTTACTCTCCAACGAGCGCCTAAATTTGGTTCCGTAGTTTTAATCCACACGCTGCCTGTTGGACGTGGACCAGTTGTTGAAGACTTCCATTGTGGGACTTCAGTATGCTTACTGATATTCAGTTTAGCACCGTAATATGTTCCTGTTTTAATACCTAAAGCACTTGCTGCAACACTACCAGCAACTAAACTTCCTTGAGTACCGGATGCAATAATAATAGCATTAGATTGTGTACTATCGCCACCGCTCGAAGCCATACCATTAGTGTAAAGTTCTAATTTACTGTTATATGCTTGAGCATAAACAGGACCTGTGCCTACACCAAATGCGTTATTGATATCTGTTGCCAAACTACTTACTGTGGTGCCGCTAGCAGTGACTAACACACCGTTAATATAAAAATTGTCGCCTGCTGTAAATGCTGGGTTAGAAACAGTACCAGCTATAACAGCAACAGACTTGTGCCAATCTTCACTACCTACATTAACCCATGTGCCTGCTGGAACACCTGCGTTGGTGTTTCCTTTGCTCTTGTACCACAGTGTTCCTGGATGGCTAGTTGTTAGAGCAGGAGTATCTGAATCTACATCAGTTATCACGACTGCGTAATCGCCAATGGCACCTACGCTACCTAAAGGACCTTGACTTGAAAGATCTACTTTTGTAGAATCTGTAATTACTAAAGGCACTTTGTTGGAAAATTTTTGTCCTCCTGTTGTGCTAATAGCAGCGCCGTTCCATTCAAAAATTCCAAATACTGTAGTACTAGTGTCGAGCCAATGTGTGCCATTTGCTGGCAAAGCGATAGGAGCATCTGCGCTGGCATCTAACTGTGCTAGGTCTAGATCAGCACGTACTACAAACGCACGATTACTGACTCCTAGGAAGCTGTAAGCAGCCTGTAAACCATATTCATTCTGTTCACCAGCATGGATTGGATTATTGCCAGCATCAGTTTTGAAGATTGGATCTCCAAATGTGTCTGCTAGATCTCTCTGACTGGTTAGTAAATAAACAGTACCGGCATTGGCCTTAGTAGTTCCTGGAGCGGTTCCAGTGCCTGCCGCGTTGGGTTTGTTTTCGGCCGAGGCAACAATAACTAAAGGTGTTGTGCCAGGTTCGGCTGGTGTATAAAAAGATTCGTCAATAACTTTGACTTCTACGCCTGGTGAACTTAATGCCATCTTGCATCTCCTAATTTGGTGTTCTAATGTTATTTATTGGAAAAACACAAAATTGACTACTTATACCTTTGAGAAAAGGGCATGAAAAGGCTCGGGGTAAATACTAGTATGACTAGACCACTATGTATTTGTAATCTTAGACCTGCCGCTGTTAACTATATTAAAAATAATAAAACATACTATCGTAAAAAATGCGAAATATGTATTAAACACGGAGGCCTAGCACACGGTGTACCCAAATGGTACAAAGACGGTTATAGGCAAAAGTTAAGTTGTGATAAGTGTGGATTTAAAAGTAAACTTAAAGAGCAATTTAATGTATTTCATGTCGACGGCAATCTTAACAATACTAGACCACTTAACTTAAAAACAGTATGTGCTAATTGCCAGCGAGTCCTGCATAAAGAGGGCGTTCAATGGCGTCAAGGGGATCTTCAACCTGACTTCTAAGCTGACTATATAAGTCATCAATTGTGCCATTGTTGTCTATTTCAGCATCTATACTTCTATTTCCTACCCAACTAAATTCGCTGGCGTGAACATTATCTCTATCTAACTGCATTTTACTCAAAGACCAGCGCATGTTTGTAGGACCTTGATTAAAATTTACTGCGTATTCATACCAACTAGGATCCTCGCCGCGCTTGATTCTAAATACTTTACCGCCAGCATCTTTAATGGATTTAATTTCATTAGTGAATCTAACGTCTGTGATAACCACATTGTCAGTGGTTTTTCGAAGTTTATTTTCTAGACTAGCTATCCATATGTCATTATGAAATCCATTACGACATACTTCGGTACCCCATAATTGAAGCATTAATCTTGGAGTTAGATTAGGCATATTTAACCGGGTAGCCCACCATGTATCTACTTGCTCGCGCCACTCTCTACTTTCTTTAGTTCTGCCTTCCAACAGAGTTCTATCCCACCCGAACACATTGGCCACAGCATCTTTCAAAGTTGCGGCGAATGAATCTCTTCTGAACCCATGAAAGTTAACTAGATAGTCCGCAGCAGTGTCTTTGCCCGAACCGATGAACCCAACAAAACCAATAATCATAGCATCTCCTTGACACTATAATTTATACTAAATTTGTCGGCTTGTCAATAAATTATTTTATATCTGCTGATCCAAAATTACTCAATGCTGATCTAGCATATGGTAATCTCGTTTTAAAAGCTGATTCTTTATTCGCAGGTTTTTCAAAATGTGCTATAAGATTATACAGTGTTTTTTCTAGACTGTTACCATGAGGTGTTATCATGCTTAATGGATTCGTCGAAGATCCCATGATATCATCCCAGTTATCTAGTTCCCACATGACATAATCTACTTGTAGATTCACATTATTCTTCCATCCGTCGGAATTTCCAGTTTTACTTTTAGCAAACTTTTGTAAGTTTTTAAATCTGCCTTTGTTCCATTGACATAAACCGTAGCTATAATACTTCTCTCCAGTTTTTTTGTTAATTTCAGGACCTACTGCGTTAGGATTATTAGCACTCTCGCCGGTGATACAGCCAACCCATGCTGCGGATTGAACATCGTTAAATCCTTCGTCTTTAAACTTTTCAAAAATTTTCTTTGCGTTTTCAGGATTAGGAATATCTTTTACTTTGATTTTTGAAGTGTCGGGCTTAGGGGCTACTTTTAAATCGCGTTTTCCGTCTATAATATCCTGTAAACTTTTTAAAGTTTTAGGACCGGCGACACCATCTGGTTCAATGCGAACACTATTTTGAAACACTATGGTCGCTGCTTTGGTCTGACGACCAAATTTTCCATCTATAGGGCCAGGTGTGATACCTACAGACTGAAGAGCTCTTTGATATAATTTTACATCAGGTCCGTCTGCCCCAAACTCTAAAATAGTTGTATTAATTAAAGATCTAAGATCAATTATATCTTTATCTGCTCGTGTATCTAATTCAAATAGTCTCATTATTTTTAAACGCCATATTTATTTAATTTTCGGGCAGCAACAGGACTAACTTTGTTAATAGTATCTAGTTCCATACTTTTCATGTTGCCTTTATTTAAGTCTTTGTAATCTGCACCCACTGCTTTCGCTGCTTTTTCAAACATCTGCTGTTCAACTTCTGTATAAGGGTGAATAGTTTTCTTTTTACCATGCCAGCTTTTTGCATCAATTTCTGGAACATTCGTTCCGTCTGTGGATGCCATAGCCTGACCAAGTTTAAATGCCACATAGTCACTGTTAGCTTTTTCTACATCACCGTAGATGTTTAATCCTTTCGTAGATTGCTTTTGCCTTTTTGTAGGCTTGGGCTGTGCTACTTCGGTAATAATATCGTATACTTTCATGTTAACCAATAATAAATGTATATCCAGTGCCACCTGCTACTAATGTTTCTAATTCTTTTTCTAGTTTTTCTACTTCTTCTTTACCAGACGATTTTAAATCAGCTCCATTTAATTGGCCGCTGCCGCCAGGACCTGCTATAGCTCCGAACTTACTACGTGCTTCGCCTAGCATTAGTTTACAAGTAGCTAAGGTATAATCCTTTACCCATTGTTTAGCCAAATAATCGTCTATAATGGTATAATCTGGGCGATAATTTTGACATCTCATCATGATCACTTCGCCTTCAGTAAATGGACGCTGTAATATCCTTAAAACTTTACTGGTAGGAATCCATTGAAATTCTATGTAGCTACCAAATATTTTACCTACCATTTCTTGATAACCAGCAAACATAAAGTAAGTAGCGATGCCCCCTAGCATAGTGCTATTAAGCAAATAGGTATTAGTGTAAGCTAGATTAAATGGTTCAAAATTAGTACCAGTACCGCCGCCTGTTCTTGATCCTAATGTGCGTCTAAAAACACTTTGTACATTCACTATCTCCTGCGGTAGTACGTAATCATTCTTATCTTTTTCTAAGGTCAAAAAAACATAGCTTTCTTCTACACTGTTAGGACTACGCTGCCTGAATTTAGTTAGAGCTTTTTCTAACGCAGTTTCATAGTGAATAGGATCTAGTTCGACATCAATCATGCCGTCACCTAACATGACGCGACAGTAGTCGTACACTTTCTGCTTGATTTCTTGTGGATTCGTACTTGTTATTTCGTTAGTTGGCATTCCTATCTCCCATAGTATTTATCGCTAAATATTGTACTATGCCACGTATATCACTCTATCGTCCTGAAAAAGGACACGATTATAAGTTTATAGACCGTCAAATTAGGGAAATGTTTATTGTGGGCGGCACAGATGTTTACTTACACAAATATCTTGGACCCCAGAATACTCCTGTAGACCAAGCAACTGCGGATCAGCCCCATTATGATGTGCTCAAAGAAACAAACATACAAGATCTATTATTTTTAGAAAACCGAGATAGAAAATACAGTGAAGATATCTACAGAATACGTGGACACTATCAGGTACAAGATATTGATTTTAATCTAAGTCAATTTGGCTTATTTTTAGACAATGACATGGTCTACATGACTGTACACATTAACGATTTTGTAACTATTATTGGTCGTAAACCAATAGCAGGTGATGTTCTAGAATTACCTCATTTAAGAGATCAGTTTGCTCTAAATGACCGTGATAGTGCTATGCCTAGATTTTTTGTAGTGGAAGATGTTAACCGAGCATCAGAAGGATTTAGTCAAACTTGGTGGCCACATCTATATAGATTAAAATTAAAGAAGATTAGCGATACTCAGCAGTACGCTGACATACTTAAAAGACCTACTAATCAAGATGCTAATTATGTTGGGGATTATGACGACGATAGAACTTATAATCCAGGCGAAATAATTAGATATCAAGGAATTCTTTATACTGTAACTGCTACTACTACAGGTAATACTCCGCCTAATACTAGTTACTTTGGTGTGTATAGCGGAAACACTATACAAGATTTATTAAGTACTTTTGATAAAAATATCGAAATTAACGATGCTATACTCGCACAAGCAGAAGCAGACGCTCCTAAGAGTGGCTATGACACAAGATCGTTTTATACACTAGCTGTAGATTCCGAAGGCAAGCCTGCTCTAACAGCAGCCGACATTACCAATGAAGATGCTAGTTCAACTGCGTTAGATGCTAGTCGTATACACGAAAGACCAGATAGGTCAGGATACACTGGATATCTGTTAGGAGATGGCATACCAGAAAACGGAGTTGATTTTGGACACGGCACACAGTTTCCTGTATCCGCAAGAGAAGGAAATTATTTTCTTAGAACAGATTTTATGCCTAATAGATTATTTAGATTTAACGGAGCTCGTTGGGTCAAGCGAGAAGATAATGTTAGAATGACAATGACTAATCTTGATACAAGAAAATCTGCCAAGACAGAATTTGTAAACAACACTAATACTATAGTAGTAGACGGAGAAGCAGTGTCAGAGCGTCAAAGTTTATCTAAAGCATTACGACCAAGGGCAGATTTATAATGTTGCATTTTTATGACGGGCAAGTAAGAAGATATTTGCTTCAAATTATTAGGCTATTAAGCAATTTTACAGTCAAGTATGGTGACGGCACTATTGTTCGTGTACCAGTTATGTACGGCGATGCTGATAGGCAAGCTGCTCATGTTATAAATCAAAATAGTGAAAATACATTATCCTCTGCTCCTCGCATCGCTGTGTATATTTCAGATTTAGATTTAGACAGAAGTAGATTAGCCGATGCTTCATTTGTAGGTAAGATCCATATTAAGGAAAGAGATATAGATCAAGACCTAAATCAATATAACAGCAGTCCTGGTCAAGGATTTACTATTGAACGGCCTATGCCTACTCCGTTTACTTTAACTGTAAAAGTGGATATATGGAGTACTAGTACTGATCAGAAATTACAAATTTTAGAACAAATTTTAACATTCTTTAATCCAAGTTTGGAAATTCAAACTACAGACAATTATGTAGATTGGGCTAGTCTTACTGTGGTAGAATTAGAAGACGTTACATTTAGCAGCAGATCTATTCCTCAAGGTACTAACATATCTATAGATATTGCTACATTAAATTTAAAGACACCTATCTACCTAAGTCCTCCTGTAAAAGTTAAAAAATTAGGAGTAATTACTAAAATTATTTCTAATATTTTTGGAGATGTCGCAAATGATCCTGGATACATAGAAGGATTTGGTATGGATTTAGGTACTGGTGGATATCCTAGTTTTAGTGAGCTACTTTCTGAAGACAAAGTTACTATAGGTAATTTTGACATATTAGTAGAGCAGAATGTAATTAAAATTACTAACAAGTCAGATACAGGCCCTTGGTTAAATTGGCGTGTGATAATCGATCAGCATCCTGGAAAATATCAAGCAGGTTTAAGTAAAATTTTTCTTCTTCAAAATGATGGAAGCGAAGTAGTTGGATATCTAAGTCTAAATCCATTAGACGAAACTCAGATGATTTCCAATTGGGATGAAGATACTTTTCCTACTAATGATATGATAGAAGGTCCTAGCAGAGTATCCGCTAGTTGGGGAAGTTTTGATGCCATCGTAGATCCTACAAAAGTAGGCCCAAATGGTTCTGGGTTAGATCCTGTAGCAGGCTCTCGATATCTTATATTAGAAAGTATCGGAGGCGGTGTTATTGATACTTTTGTAACTAGTAATTCATCTAAAAGAATAAACACAGGTATAGAGTTTGATCTGGTAGTTAATCACGAACTGTATGTTGATGGTACATACACATCATCTAGTTCATTGAACAGCAATGGAGTATATTATCTTGTAACTGCCACTGCTATTCCTATCGGCAGTACAGTTACTTACAAACTGAACTTAAATCAAGACGGTCCTGATGCTTGGAAAAATTCAGACAACAGTGACTTCATAGCCGACGCAAATGATATTATAGAGTGGAATGGCTCAAGATGGTACATAGTATTTTCTGCTAAAGAAAGCTCAGATCAGTTGATTTATCAAACAAATCTGTATACACTTACTCAATATAAATGGAACGGCGTCAGCTGGGTAAAATCGTTTGAAGGCGAATATAAAAAGGGACAATGGAGACTAGAGTTTTAGAATTAATAGATTGTTCTGGTGCTTTGATTTGTTCAAAAGATACTCGACGATTCTTATTATTACAGAAACGGCATGGTAAACACAGTGGTCACTGGGGGCTAGTCGGAGGCACTAATCAATCTGATGAAACTGCTTGGCAAGGACTTCAACGAGAAATAGAAGAAGAATTAGGGTACCTTCCAGAGATCAAAAAAACAATACCTTTAGAACGTTTTGTTAGTAGCGATAGTATGTTTAATTTCCACACATTCTTCTGTGTAGTTCCTCAGGAATTTATTCCTATTCTAAGTGATGAACATCAAGCCTGGGGGTGGTTTACTTTAACTGCTACTCCTAAACCTTTACATAAAGCTTTGGATCTTAGTCTGCGTAATAAAATTATACAAACTAAGATCCAATCTATCATTGATATTATCGATAGTCTTTAAGCCTGCGCTTCGCCCCAACGTAGAACAATGTTAGAGTTAATTGCTGTTCCAGACACTTTATAGACATTGATGGCTAATACATCTGGTCCGTTAGGATAAGTTCCTCGTCCACCTAATGTAGTATTTGTCAATTCTTTCAACTCGCTTAAATCAAGTACAGATGTTGTTCCTGGTCCAGCAACGAATGAAAATACAGTTTCTCCAGGCTGCGCATATGGTGGAACACCAAATTTAAACTGAATTGTAGTACTACCTGGAGTAAATGCTGCGCCTAGACTGGACTGGTTAAAGTTTACACGATAGTAAGATGTACCAAAGTAAGTTTGAACAATTGCATTACTTACAAAAGTACCGCCTGGGAACTTAGTGTTGTCGTCAACTTCTGTGCCTGTTGTTGCTCCAGCAGATACCCAACTTGCGCTTTGGAAGAACAGAACTGAAGTGGCTGTTATGTTATAAGCTTTAGTCACAGTTGGTGTGCTATTACCGCTAACATTAGCATTAGCATTTTGACTCATCAAAACGAACCAAAGAGGTCCTAATGTTCCATCATTATACCAGAAACTTATTTGCGTAATAGTAGCATTAGACGGAATACCAGTACCACTGATCCTGTCACCTACTGCCAGTCCTTGACCTACGTATGTATTCCTGTCAGATTCTGTAATTGCAAAATAGTTTTCGCCATTTTGAAAGCTTCTATTACTGCGCCAAGACAGTGCCCTAGCTGTGATAGTGCCTGTTGGAAATGCTAGTGTAGTAGCTGTAGCAGTGGTATTTGCTGCTGCGCTCCAAACTACCGAACCACCAGGTGCGATTTGGCTAAAACTTGGCTGGCCACCTTGTGCTGATCCTTGTAATCCTGACCAGGAAATATCCGATGGGCTTGTAGGATAGTTTTGTGGATTTAATACTCCTTCTACAACGATACCACCTGTGCCTGTATCACTGGTAATTTCAATGCCTTTCAATAGTAATTGAGCACGATTTAGCAATTCGCGTTCTCCTAGATCTCCAACGATTGCGTTAGACACACTAGGTGATAGTCTAATTAGGAAAGCTGTTTTCTTAGTAGTTGTAATAGCCACATTAGTAGCAGCATAGTTAAACAAATAGCCTCGATCATCGTCGAATCTACCGTCTGTTAGGAAAGCACTACCCCAGTGACTAATAATTGGACTAATAGTATTGCTAATCAATACTACTCCAGTATTGTATTCGTGTGTTGCAGCAGTGCCTGCTGTAAATGTTCGTGATGCGCCTGCTACAAAATTAGTCATCGGTGCTGCTCTAGTACAACCAGTTAAGGTATTTCCACTCTTACCAGTGAATGCGACTAGCTCGTTGTCTATTAATACGACTCCAGATTCATTTGGAAAATTAGTCGCATCTACTAATGGAATAGTTGTTTGTGTAGCAGTAATCGAGTTGATTAATTTATTTCTAGCACTTTCATTAATAACTTCATATCTAACAGGTAAGTTACCAGTACGCATATATGCTTCGGTATTAGTGTTACTATTTCTGATACGGTGAGCAAACACATAATTACCGTCGCTGCCCCTCAACATATAATCGATAAATCCAGCACCATACCATGTATACTGAATACCAATCATCTGCATGGTACTTACATCAACATTATATCCACTAGGGCCGCTGCCATCTAATCTATCTATGTTGAATTCATGTTGTGGAATAATGATATCATTAACTTTACATAATTTACTATTAGTTGCGTCAACTGCTCCCCTATAGTCAGGAGTCACCGTCATGCTAGTCTGACTGTCAACACTAGAAATAGTATGTGTCATTCCTTTAATAACAATCTTATCTCCTGCTTGTAACTGATCCCTGAATCTAGTATTTGATCCTGTAATTAGATTAGTATCTCTTACAATACTAACTGTGCCTGCTAATTGGAAGGTACTAGTCCGTCTACCCACACTTAACGAGGTGCCATCATATTGCCAAAACATACCATTTTGTTCATCAAAACAGCCAGCACGAACTGTGGCACCATGCCAGTTTACTAGACTCATCTGACTCTGTCCTGATAATGTGGCATAGACATTGCTTAGTACTGTTTGTGCTTGTATTCTAAACTGTCTTTCATTAATAACGTCTGTGATAGTGTAAGTGCCATTATATCCAGCAGTTTCCACGCCTTGAATCTTAATCACACCGCCTACTTGACAGCCATGATCTACATCATCAGTTAACACAGTGATATATGACCCAATAGCTGTGCCTGTAGCGTTCAAACTTTGTAAATCGTAACTAGGAGCGAACAATGCTCCAGTTGTGTACATCACACCTTTACCTGATTGATAACGTATATATTTTTTACTCATACGTATTGCTTGGGCGCCATGTTGTGGACCGCCTGTGCCTAACTGGACGCCGCCGTCGTATGGTCTGTGAATAAAGTAAGCATCAGATCTAGTATACACAGTACCAGTAAGTGACACACTAGAAACATCAACGGTTCCACTAGTTCTAGCGGTATATCGAATAGTTGTTGGAGTTGGAATACTTTCTACAAAGAATGGTCCAGCAGCAAATCCATGATTAGCGCCATTACTATTAATATCAATAGTAATACTAGCACCAGGCACCAGACCATGTGCTGTATTAAACGATACTTGTATACCAGCAATAGCAGCATAGGTAATCGATGTACCGTCTGCTATAGTTAGTGTTGTTACTTCACTTAGAGATAATGCTGAAACAAAATCTATTACATTTCCAGCAGTAGCGTTTCCTGATTCTAAAACGCCATTAATTCCTCCACCACTTGAGGCTGTTATTGTTAATGTTAAATTATTTGTAGGATCAGTACCTCCTATAGCACTACCAAGAATAGTTAATACATTTCCTACTTCATAACCTGTTCCACTAGTTGTAACTGCAGCTGTGTACGCTCCGGCAAATCTTGTTATGGTAAACAATGCTCCAGCACCCAGATTTGGTAAATTTGTAGTTGATAAGTTGGAAAATAATGTATCAGTTCCAAGAGCACTGCCTAGTATAGTATATCCTGTAATTTCTCCTAATCCACCAACACTAGTAACATTAATAAACAAATTATTTGTAGGAGTCGATCCTCCTAGAAGATTGCCAGTAATCACAACTTGATCACCTGGATTAAAATTACTACCTGGATTTATATTAGTAGCAGAATAAAGTCCAGCACTAGAATCTCCAGTATCGCTTCTTATTATACTCCAAGTAGAATTTATACCTGAGCCTGTGGTAGTAGATTGACTTACTGGAGAATATGTTACTGATCCGTTTACACTAGTGCCTGTAAAAAAAATAGGTATCGAGCTGTCAATATTTGCTACTGATCCGCCACTATCTACACTTAAAATTGTTATAGTGATGTCATTAGCTACATCTGTACCACCTAGAGCACTGCCTAAAATCTTTACTCTATCGCCTTTTAAATAATTTGATCCGCCGTTAGCTACTCCAACATATTGATAGCTTCCATTTATTCTAGCAAAATTAAATGTAGCACCTGTGCCTATTGGGCTAGTTAATGTAGGAGACACATTTAAGTATGTTTCGTTTGATCCAGATTTAGTTGCAGTGAGTGGAGCACTTAAACTTACCGTTGTTCCGCTGATTCCTGTGACAAAGATAGCCGTACCTGTGCCGTTATCTATAGCCATGCCTTCTAGCACGCCGACAGCACTGTCTATCTCAATTGATGTGTCGCCGATACTAGCATTTAGAGCCACTCCAGTCTGTACCATGACTCCACCGGTTCCTACTATACCAGTAACCTGCGTACCTGGATTAATACCAGATGCGGTTAATGGTGATCCTAGACTTGGCGCAGCACCAATAAATGCTATTTGATCTGATCCGGATAGTGTAATGAATTCTGATGTCATAGTACCCGCACTACCTGGACTGTATACACTAAACGCCGGCGTTCCTAGACTAGCACCAGTATAAAATGCTGCTTTCCTAAGTTGTGTATATGTAGTAGCTAATACTTGACCATTAGTTGTACCAACTTTACTGGCACTGTAATAGGTAAATGTTGTACTGGTTGGTACACTGTTAACTAAAAATGTTCCTTCTGCTCTGCTGAATCCAGTGACAGTATTGGCCAAGGCTTTAATAGTGATTGGTGTGCCAACAAAAAATCCATGGGGTCCTTGCGTAGTGACTGTGATTAAACTAGCACCAATACTAGCGGTGCCTGCACTGGCATCTGTAACTACAGTAGCGACTGTAGTATCAGTTCCTGGGATTTCGTAAACACTGGGGTACTGTCTTAACAATCCAATTGCCTGCCATTTAGTTGGCTGTAAGCCATACTCAAAGTCAGCATCTAGCATAGACTGCGGTGTTGCCACACGCATACGTTCAATAGCATCAGTACCAAAGTCCCAAGGACGTATGGTCATCTCATTCTTTTCTACAAAAATCTGTATATCATCTGTAGAGCTACAAGCAGTAGTATCGACGTCTAAGGTAATTGTAGTAATATAGTCTGCTGTCTGTAAAAAAGCAGGATAGTCATCGTCGCTATAATTTCCATTACTGCTATAGGCAGCAAAATAATCAATAGTAGCTCCATAATCTGAACTGCTAAAATTATAAAGAATTTGATTATTTGTAGTATTAGTAATTAACAGTACTTCTTCAAGATTTATCTTTCCTTGAATTTTTAACTGGGTAACACCGTTACTTCTTGTAGGAAGACTTGATAATCCATTTTCAATTACATTGGTTAGCACAGCTTCTAAAGAATAAATTCTTGAACTGGCAGCTGATTCATATGTAATTCCGTTATTAGTATAGCGTAATACAATTAACTGCAATGGTGTGTAGGCAGCTTGAGTAAAAATGTAGTTATTAATTAAATCCCTAATAAATTCATGTGTTTTAATTTCAGGCCGGCGATCTCCGTCTACTTGGGGTGTTTGTCCTTCCCAATATCTACTGGCTACAAATCGTATTTCTATATTACCGCCATAGCGCAAATCATTGGCATAGGCATCTAATACATATCCAATATCTCTTTCACACTTACTAGTATCGTACACATACCCGGCAAAGTTTCTTAGACTTTGAGTAATTGGTACTAAAGGTAAACTGCTTAGGCCGTTGGTTATCACCCCAGTAACGATACTTGCTAGACTAGTTACTGTTGCTGTTACACCGGTTTCAGCTGCTGAACCGGACAAGTTTTGTGTACTAGTAACAGGACTTTGAACACTACTATAAGCTACTTTGGGTAAAATATTATTATTAATAATATCACGTAATTTAGTATGGGCAGCTACTTCTGGCGTTCGATCCCCGTCAACTTGTGCGGTAGTGCCAACCCAATACTGACTAATGCTATCTCTAGTACCTTCTTTGCCATTGTATCGAATATCATAAATGTAACCGTCTAAAATATATCCCACATCACGTTTACATTTAGCAGCATCGTATGTATAACCAACAAATGGAGCGATACTGCCTGCTACTTGAGTGGCAATCCAGGCAGTTATTTCGTCTTTTAAAAATTCTTTATTATTGGTTAATAGGGCCACAGCATTTGGATATAGGTTTACTGCTGTCAGGGCAGCAAGTCCACCAGCAATTACAGTAGTAGTGATTCCTGCTAGAGTAGCGATTACAGTTGTTGAACCAGCCTCAGCAACACTACCTGATAAATCTTGTGTGGTAATTACAGGATTTTGATCACTAGCATAAGGCAATTTAGCTAGGATAAAATTATTAATAATATCACGTAATTTAGTGTGAGCAGCTACTTCTGGTGTTCGGTCTCCGTCTATCTGAGCAACGCCATTTAGCCAATATTGCTGTACTGCTTCTCTTGTTTTTTCAGTGCTGCCGTTCTTTAAATCAGATATATATGCTTCAAGAACATAGCCTACATCTCGTTTACACTTAGATGCATTATAGGTAAATCCAACGAATGGAGCGATACTGCCTGCTACTTGAGTAGCAATCCAGGCAGTTATTTCGTCTTTTAAAAATTCTTTATTTCTTGTAATTAGGCTAACAGCATTTGGATTAAAACTTGTATCTTGTAAAACACTCAATCCGTTAGTGATGACATCTAATAAAATTTCAGATAAAGAACTTAGTCGTTGCTGCATGTGAACTTCGGCACTAGTACCTGACGTGTTTTGTGCCACACCGCCTATCTGTTCTGATGAATAAAGGGTTTTTGTAAAAACATATTTGATTATTATGTCTCTTAATTTAGTATGAGCCCATATTTCTGCTTGACGAGTACCATCGACTTGTGGTACTCCTCCTAACCAATATTGAGCTGCTACATATCTAATCTGTTCATTTCCGCCATATTTTAAATCATATATGTACGCATCTATAATATAACCAACATCCCGTTCACATTTATCCGCATCATATGTAAATCCTGAGAATGGACCGGTACTGGCAGCTACTCTAGCTGCTATGTATGCTCTTATTTCTTTCTTTAAAAATTCTTTGTTATTAGTTAGTAATGTTACAGCATTAAGATTTAGATTAACTGCTTGATCTACTGTGATACTATCATTAATGTAAGCATTTGCTTCTTTTTGAATAAATGACTTATTATTAACTAACAGTGTATAGGCATTGGGATAAGCATTACTGCTACTTGCTGTACCTGGTAAAAACACATAATTTTGAATTCTTTTCTTTGACATTAATTTCTCCGTTATCCGCCAAGAGCTATTGCTAGGGCTGTAGCAGTGGCGTCAACATAATCTTTTCTAGTTGCTTTACTAGGACCTGAAGGCGCATTATTAATGGTAACTTCGTCTGCGGAAATACTATCAACAGTTAAACTATTACTAATAGTTACATTAGTAGCTGTGACTGTTGTAGAATTTACAGTAGTAATATTACCTGTAGTACTATTTAAAGTTGTTACTGTACCAGTATTACTATTTAAAGTAGTAATTGTACCTGTAGTACTGATTAATGATATTGCGTTTGTAGTGGTAAAACTTGCTTCTCTAGGTGTAGTAGCACCAATAGTGACATTATTAATAATGCCAGTAAGACTGGGATTGATTGTAACTGTTCCGCTAGGAACAATAGAAATGTTTCCTGTAGTATTAGCAGTTAAACTTGATGTTACATTAAGATTAGTAATAACAGCATTAGCAGGAGTTGCGTTACCAATATTCATATTATTAATAGAACCAGGAATTCCTGGATCGCTATTAATTGTAACTACACCGTTAACAACTGATAATGAACTGCCGATTACTAACGAATTTGTTACAAATGAATCACTGTCTAAATTGTTGACCTGTAATAATCCGTCAGCTACAGAAAAGCCTGTTGTTTGGAAGCCATCTTCGGACCTGAATTTTTTTGTTTGTACGGTCATAGTCTTTTATATATTTATGTATAGCTAGAGTACAGTTTAAGTCCGCAAAGTAGTATTAAAACTAAATTTAAAATCTGGATCTTGACGCTGTTACTTGCTTGATCCCCATTTTTTCAACGGGCATTCGGAATCTATGAGTTTGACTTTGAACTTCATAAAACAACCGCACTCTTTGCAGGTTGCTATAGTTGGATTGAATCTAGGGCAAAGTTTACAGATATCATATCTGGCTTGTGCTATGGATTTTTCTACAAATTCTATCATTCTACCTCGTATTCAATTGTTGCTAATTCCATTTCGTCAAAATTTGGAGCAGCAATACTTTCGAATTGATATAGAGTTTCTGAATACACTCCATCATTTTCTGCCCAAATTTTTAAATTGTAAGTTGTTGAATACTCAGTTTCTAATCTGTAGCTGACTATATAAGGTTGATCTGAACTATGAATAACAGCACCTTCAGGAGGATATTGAAAGGATTGTATATTATTAGAGTTTTGACTAAACTCGAAACCCAAAGAAACATTATTAAACACTACAGGTGTTTCTTTATCCACGAATCCAATTTGTAAATCGATGTAATACCCAACTACAGTATTTTTTTCAATAGTCCAGTCTTGTGTACAAATATTATATGTTGCTAGTATTGTGCTCATAGTTGAATATTTATTATAT